GGTGATATCATCGTCCACGGCGTCGGACAATCAACCGATACACTCCACGACGACTTTGAGATGGTGAGTTTCACCTTGAAGTTTGTGGAGAGGAATTGACATGAAGATTTACATTGCCTCGAAGGCAATACGACGCCCGCGGTGGCGTGAGCTTCGTGACGCTGGTGCCCCTTTCATTTCACGATGGATCGACGTTGCAGATGGCCTGTCGGATGACGAGGTAAATTTTGCTGAGTTGTGGACGTGGTGCATGGAGGACGTAGCGAACTGCGATGTCCTGATCGCCGTTGTAGCTCCAGATGAACGTCTCAAGGGAGTGCTCGTGGAACTCGGTGCGGCGTTAGCGCTCGGCAAACGAGTGATATTGATCGGCGACCCGGGCCGGGAGAACGGCACCTGGTTCAATAACCCACAGATCGAGTGGCGTCGGCGACCTGGTGATACCATCGAAAGTTGTCTAGCTCTTCTGGCTGAAGAGACTCATGGCTAAGAAATCGGAGAGTCGACTTCAACAGCGAATTAAGAAACGCCTTAAAGCCGAGTGCGGCGGGAAGTGGTGGAAGGTTCATGGGTCGGCATTCCAAGAAAGCGGTCAACCGGACATCGACGGCGTCTGTGGCGGGATCAGCTTCAAGTTCGAAGTCAAACTCCCTCTCGAAGGAAAGCCTTCGGACATTCAACTCCAAACTCTCGCTGAATGGCGGGACGAGGGAGCTATCGCATGTATCGTGGAAACGCCTGAGCAAGCAATATCCCTGGTTAAAGAAGCTCAGGCCGCATCAGCGAACCGGTACAGAGGCGATCGTCTCTACAAGTGGATTTGCCGCACTCTTCGCTCAGCGCACGGGGAAGACCTGGGTTACGGGCGCCGTTCTAACCGTTCTAAAGCAAGAGTGCCACGACGTTCTGCTCGTTGGGCCACTCACCAATTTGTCCAGCACCTGGGAAAAGTTCCTAAGCGAGCGCCTCCCCTGGTACTCGGTGCACCGTGATCTAGTTTCATACGACAAAGACAAAAAGAACAATCCCACAGGTTATCGCGTCCTTCTGCTCAATCCCGAACAGGTCACACCGATCCGAGATAAACTCAAACGACGCAAGTGGGATTACTTCATCTGGGACGAGGCTCAACGTCTTAAGAACCGCAGCTCGCAATCATCACGCGATGCAGCGTTGATCGCCAAGAGCGCACGTCGTCGCCTAGCGCTCACCGGAACCCCGATGGATCTTGACCCCAAAGACCTGTGGGGTATCATGCGTTTCGTGGAGGTCACAGCACTCGGGGATGTGTGGAAACACTTCGAAGCTCACTTCTTAGTGCAGCCAAGCATCGATCTCAAGAAAAAGATGGGCATGATCCAACGTAAGAAGATGTTGCTTGCATACCAGATAGCCAAACGCAAAGCACCAATGCGGGAGGATCGACTTGACGAGTTCGCGGACTTGGTCAGTCCCCACGTTATGCGTATCTCGAAACAGGATGCGGGTATTGTACCGGCCAAGATCAAGATCATTCGATTTGACTTAGACCCACGGGAACGTCGCCGATACGATCAGCTCGAGAAGACGATGGTCGTGAAGCACAAAGGCGTGGTCATCAAGACTCCCTTGAAGATAACCAAGATCGGAAAACTTCAACAGCTGACCGGCGGGCATATCAAAGATGAAGACGGCGAGGTTCATCAAACGGGAACAACAAAGCGTCGGCTTATGCGTCAGCACATCCTCGAACGCGTCAAGAAGAAAGAACCGTTCGTCATCTTCTGCAAGTACGTCTTTGAGGTTCATCGACTTCACCGCATGCTCGAACGCCTCGAACTAGGGCCGGGAGCGTCCCTGTGGGGTAAGGTCAAGGATATCAAACGCGACAAGCGACGGACAAACATGCTCCTCGATTTTCAAGCCGGCAAACTCAAGTGGATGATATGCCAGCAACGAACAGGCGGCGTGGGTGTCGATTTGTATCGCGCGCGTAAGTTTTTCGTATACTCCATGGGTCATTCTTTTATCGATTTCGATCAGATGCTTAGTCGAGGCGACTTCTTGGAACAAAACGAGCCCGCAGAATTTTTTATCTTCGCGGCACGTAAGTCTATTGACACGGACGTCGTTTCTGCTGTAAAGAAGAAGAAGTCGATCACAGAAACGTTCTATGATCGCTTAACCTGAGGGATATGACGATGGCGAAGAAGGACAAGGGCTCGAAGGCCGACACGAAGGCCAAGGGCAAGAACAAGGAAACCGAGACCAAGACGAAGGAGGCCGCGCCCGAGTTCGAGTTCGGCGTCGAGGACATCGCCAAGGCGATGGATCTGAAGCCCGCGTCGGTTCGCGTCAAGCTGCGCAATGCCAGCATCGAAAAGGCCGGCAAGTCCTATGGCTGGGACACCAAGAAGGAGATGCAGGAAGTGATCGACCAGATCAGCTCCGACGACTCCGACGAGAAGCCGGCCAAGGGCAAGAAGGCGAAAGCCGAGGAAAAGCCCGCCAAGGGTAAGAAGGCCAAGGGCAAGAAGGACAAGTCGGACGACTGATCCCTCAGCTGCGGTCTGAGACGAAAAGCCCTCGATGCCATCGCGCGTCGGGGGTTTTTTCTTGGCTGCCTTAGGCGATTTCGCTAGGCGTTGACGCATAACGCGACGTGACACCTAGCAAACACGCCTCACGACGCGCTCAGCGCGACGACATCGTGCCATATCGCGTCGATCGATACGCGTTAATAGGTGCCCGTTGACCAAAACATTGCCAGGAAGTATCATGCTGCCAACATTCGACAGCCGGGTTGGGGGCAGTAATGGTATCAAGGGAACAAGAACTCGAAGACGAGATTGAGCTGCTCAAGCAGCAGTTATCCGCATTCACCGGATCGAGTGAGGAAGTGGGTGTCCTCCAGTCTCTTGGGTTTGGCATGACCAACCGCATGGCCTTGATACTGCATATCCTCGTGAAGCGTTCACCTGCCATCGTTTCACGCAATGCTCTCCACGTCATCTTCTATAGTGATCGCAGTGACGGCGGCCCCGAGCCCAAGATCTTCGCAGTCAACATCACCAGACTTCGCAAGGTGCTCCAGCGTGCCGGCGCACAGGGCAAGATCTCGACAGTGTGGAATGCGGGCTATCGCGCATCACCCGAGTTAGTCACCTGGGTTCACAAGCTCTATCAAGTCAAGATCAAGGAGAAGTAACATGCCACTATGGTTATTGAAACTTGTTCCCTACGGCGTAGCGGCGTTGGCCTTAGCCGCGGCTGTGTGGTTCATCGATCATCAAGGTTATCAACGAGCGGAGACTCAGAACAAACTGGCTCAAGCTCGACAGGATGCTGTTAACCTCAAGCTTCAAGGAATGTTGAACGAGGACAAGAAAGCAGCGGAAGCTAAAATGCAAACTTTCCTTACGGGTGTCGATCAGAAACTCCACGATCAACTCAGCAACCTCGACATCGAGAACAAGACAATCGTTCAACCCACGCTCACGAAGGAGATAAAGAGTGAAGTACGCTTTACTGATCCCAATGCTGGTATCTCTGACGGGATGCTTCGGGTCCTCAACAAGGCCCGCAGCGCCAGCAACAGTAGTCCCTGTGCCGCCACCGCTGACGGCGGAGTTACGTGCCCGGTGCCTGCCCCTGAACCAGCTCCACGATAAGTCTATCGCAACAATCGTGACCGAAGACGCCAACGCTGCATATGATTACGCGGGCTGTCAACGTCGCAATGATGCGAAGACTTCCCTCTATGACTCTATGCGTCAGTCGATCATCGATTGGGCGGCTGCGCATAACCTGACGACAAAGGAAATCAAGCAGTGAACCCGTACGATGTCTTGCAGGTAGACCGGGATGCCGGACTCGCACAGGTCAAGGCGCAGTATCGTGCGCTGTCGAAGATCTACCATCCCGACAAGGATGGCGGCGACAAGGCGAAGTTCGAAGAGATCAAAGAAGCGTTTGACATACTCAGCGATCCTGAGCGACGCAAGCGCTACGATGAGACCGGCAAGACCGATCCCAATCCGGTAACTCCGGAGGCTATTCGTTCGGTGATGGACGGCATGATCCAGAACGTCATCGACTCGGAGGTGACTGCCGCAGATCATCCGTTCAGTGCGGGAGAGAGCAACGTCGATTGGCAAGACATCAAGTTGAAGATCGTTGTCAGCATGAAGACGTCACGGCGTCAAGTTGTTGCCGACATCAAAGCGACGGAGAAGAAACTTCGCATAGCCAAAAAGCTAGCGAGTCGTTTCAAGTCACTTCAGGAACAGGACCCTATCGCCGAGATCTTCAAGGGCAAGATCGAAAATATCGAAGGACTGTTGCGTCAGCAGCAGAATGCACTTGAGCTGAGCCTTGCTGTGCAGGAAGAGTTCGAGAAGTATGAATATGAAGTGGGAGCCGACTCGGAGGGACAATTCAAGCCGACTCCCACTCTCCGCCTAGGCGGATCTGATTTTGGTGCTATCTCCTAGGGTTATCTGTCCCCGGTAAACAGATGTGTCAGCCGATACCAAAACCCTTCATGGACGATAACGATGTCCGAGGGTTTGGTGTCGGCGACTTCCCGCAACAGCTTCTTGTGAGTCCACGCGGTGACGTATCCCCAAGCTGTTGCGACGAAGCCCCCCAACATCAGGACGATTACCAGGAACTCATGACTTCCGAGGTAGGTGAAGAGTCCCTTGATATCGTGAGCACCGAGGTAGCTGTAGATCGAGGCGACACCGCCGCCGATCAATCCGATCTGCCTCAGAGCCACCCCGAGAAGTGCCACAGACGCTGAGGCATTCACCTTCAGCACTGCGGGATCTTCATCCAAGGGTTTGTCGTAGTCCGGCATGTCAACCATACATTCCTCCTTATCCGACATATTCCCAATGCGGGTTGTCGGTCTCTCCCCGCTCATGCAACACGTTGTTGCCGTTCCAATCCGCCCCGTAGCGGATCTTGCCCGCCATGCCGACATCCTTTGCGGCCTGGATCATGTCCTCATTCATTTCCTTGAAGATCGGCAACCACTCCTTGTCGGGACGACCGAGCACCAGGCTCACAGGGTACGGGTATATATCCGCAGCGTGTCCCCAACCGTCGGCCTGCTTGCGATGATTACTCGACAGCGCGTGGCCGAGCCAGGTGACCTTCGCCAGTGACGGCTGAGCATACTTCGCGGGACACCCACCGGCCAGGCATTGAGCTGCCGTACGACCTTTGCCGAAGTTGATGTAGCATTGTTCGTCTGTGCGAAGACCCTCCACGATAGTCGAGTCGTGACGCGAGATCTCGATGTAACGGTTCAACACCCTCTGAAAGTTCGGATGAAGCAAAGCGATCTTTGACTTATTGCTGTCGCCCCAGATATGCATAGTCTTTCTCCTACCAAAGAATTGATACAAACCCGTCATCCTGCGTAGCCGCAACACCGCCGGATCTCATGACTTCTCGAACTACGCTGGATATTGCAGCACGAGGATTAGCAGCATACAAAGCTTCACGGATTAGTTGACTGTCTTTAACAGCGGAACTTATCGCAAAGAGAATTTCTCGAGATACCTCAGCAATCCGAGTGGTAGCCGTAGCGTCGTGTAGAACCTCGCGAGCAATCGCCGACATTGAGGTCGAGTGGAAAGACTTCAGGATTTCTCGACTAATTGAATGAAGTGATACGGTGCGAGGAAGCGGTGATGTGCTCGAGATCATTATCTCTCGAACGGCTAGTCCTTCCCTTAGTACAGCTGTGGCGGCATACAAGGACTCGCGACTTAGTATAGATATCCTTGTAGCACTGTTACCTGAATACAGAGCCTCGCGGAATACCACCGACGCAAAGGTTGGCGTGATGCCCGTGGTGATTGGTGAGAAGCCGCCAAAGGTTAGAATACCGGGACCAGGATAATAATACCCCGGCGGTATCGATCCACCACCCAGTGAAGCAACTGGCGGTGAGCCAATGGGATCAAAGCCGGCCATTACTGATACATCGACACTGAAGCTTGATAGTTACCCGATCCGGGCGTCGCATAGGCAAAGCTTGGAGAGATATTCCCCGCGCTTGATATAGACTGACTCGTGAGAATACCGGACGCCTCCACAGCTGCAACGTTTTGGACACTTGTTCCAAGACTCACAGTATTGACCGAGTTTCCGCGGTTGGACCCGAAGTGTAGTACGCGATCATTAACCTGAGGGGCGACAGTGGTGGGAAGAACAATGGGGGACGAGCCCGACCCATTACGCGAAGCAGATATGCCGCGAACATTAACTGTCCCTACCATGCAGACCGCACAAATGACACCATTATAGGAACCTCCCATGGTGATCGTCATTGATCCGGCGGTGATATCCGCAGCAGTTAATGTCTTGTAAAGCATCACGCCATTGAAGTTCGATCCCGTCAGGTTCTGAGCAACATTCCAGGCTGTTCCCGAATTACTGCTGTACCCGTAACCATGACCCACGAAAATAAAGACCGTGTCATTTGCAGCGGCGCCCGAAGGCCAGGTAACAGTATAGACGTTATTGCTGGAGGAGGTGATTGAGCTATTGCGAATTGAGGGGGCAGCCGCTCCCGTACTAATTCGAGACTGAGCAAGAGCCTTGAAGTGGAACCATCGCTGATAAGGTGTACTAGAGGTTGAACCCGATGCCTTAAGCAAACGGTAGTAGCGATAATAGCTTGTGTTGTTAAAGGTTATGGGCGAGTATTGATTAGTTCCCCAATCTTGACTAGCCGCAAGGGTTGTGTAGCTTACGTTGTCAGTAGAGCCTCCGATGTCCCACAATCCCTGAGCTCCGGCAACATTCTGAATGGGCATAATACCGGCAAGAGGAACGCTGTCAACAAAATCCATAACAAGTTGTTGTGCGCCCGATGTGGTTGTCCAGAAGAAACTATCGACATAGTAAGCCTGCAGTGCTTGTAGAGCTGTCCCGCTAAAAGCACCCGTGGGAGTTGCGGCGAGCGCTGATGGATTAAGCAGAAATGCGGGGGCGGGTGTCCAGAAACCGTGATCGTAGCTATCGGCCAAAGCAACGCAGGCGACGGTAGCGCTGCCAGAAAGGTTGAGTAAAGATCCTGTGGAAGATTGCGTCATCAAACGAGTTAAAGTCCCCGGGCTGCCCGCAGTGTAAATACCATACCCGATCTCCCAAGCGGCGGCATCCTCGATCAGGTAAGAATAGATTTGACCCGATATAGCACCCGCGGCAACAAAAGTCTGATAGAACCCTGATGCAGTTCCAAGGTTGACCGTTCCCGTCCCGGTGGTGGCGGTATTTACCTTAACGCGATTAAGTAGGTTGGTAGCAGTGCCCATCTTAAGAACTCCAGCCTACAATTGAGGGATTAGGCGTAATAACCAAAGGACCCGCGGACACGGTAATGTTGCTTCCGGCCGAAGTATCCATGTCAAGGAAACAAAGTAAGTCTTTATTGGTCGCCGAGTTATCGAAGATCAAGGCATACCGAAATGCTATGCCGCCCCCGGTCAAGGTCCAAGTCATTGCGGCGGTACTCCAGCTGACTGAGGATCCTGACCCGATCAAGCTGAAACCACTTAATGCAAGACCACCATTGGTGTATCCGTTTGCCGTTGCAAGTTCCGCAGTAAGGTCGGCGTAACGTGCGGCTCCCGACGATCCCACAAATGACTTCGACATAGGTTGACTGATAGTCGCAAGCACCACATTGAAGTTGGTGCCCGCAAGATTGATGGTTCCGTTGGCGATCTTGACGAGCGCCTTGTCAAACCAGGTAAAGGTTCCCAGAGCCATCTTACGAAGCGATCTTCAAGCCATGCCTTGCGGCATTGACACCCGATCCTACCCAAGCTACGCCCGTTGCTGGATCGACCGTGAAGTAGGAAGCTAAGAAACTGTAGGTGGTCAAGGGAGCCAATCCCGTATTGCTACCGGAACTGGAGGTTGACACAGACTTGGTTCGAAGGTCTACAGTTCTAGCACCGGAGTCGCTCTTTGCCACGTTTGCCTTGACTGCGACCGAGTAAACCACAGAAGGAGTGCTGCTGAGGGCGGGGAAATTATACAGATCCTCATCGCCAATCGTTGAAGATTGAACGTAGCTGAGGTTACCGAGTGGCGGATTCTTGTTCACCTCGTTCCAGTTTGTTGCAACACCAGAGACGCTTCCCCACATCATCCAACTTGACTGAGCCGAGGTCATCGCCGGAGCTGTGCCGGGAGCACCGGAGGCATAGGTGTTAGCGGCACCATAGCCGAGGTTGCTTGCATCGGTGACTCTCACAGCCACGCTAGTGTCGGTGATATACCCGATCCAGTAGACAGTGCCGGCTACCAGGGATTGAGGGGTTACTAGGGGCAAGAGTAAGGTTGTTCCACTGGTCATCCCCACAATCTCGTTACCGGAGGACAACAGAGTCCCCGGTGCTCCCGAGGAGTCTGCGTAGATAACTCCCTTGTTTTTTACACCAACGCTAGTCGCGCCGGGGATAATGTTGATCGCGTTAAGAGTGCCGGCGACTTCAGCGGTGTACTTCCTCAATGATAGACGATTCGCGCCGGGAGCATTCGTGGTCGTTGTCGCGACTGTAGAATAAACCTGCCCAAACACCGCAGCACCGAAGGTGAAGACCTTTGTGTCGTCGCTGATCGGGAACTGCGTCTCGATGATTGGGTTAGTTAATGCGGGTGTTTCTGATCCGCCTGCCGCGAGGTATCCCCAGAAATAGAGGTGATCGAAGGTGATATTATAGGAGTTGAAGTTCGTACCCGCTCCGAGGGTGAAGGCATTCGAGTAAGCATTAGCGGTGGTTTTGGTATTCTGACCTGTCAGGTTTATGGAGGTAAGGATAGTATCCACCCAAATCTTAACTATACCGGAGGCCGCACTGAAGGTAACGTCATACTCAAGGACGTGGTTAGTTCCCGGTGAGTAAGAACTCGTGGAAGTTCCTATAACCGTGCCCGAGGCAAATCCTCCCCTACGAACCTCAATATGGCCGGAGTCGTTGATGCCGATGGACAATTGGGCGGTGGATCCGTCGTTGAATTGAATACCCTGTTGATTTCCGCCCGAGAGTGTAGCGACGGAAAAAGTATAACCCCCAAGAACGCGTGGAAAGTTTCCCGATACCGTCTTGTTTAACAGAGTACCACCGGAAGAACCTGCCTCCGATATGCTAAGCGCATAACCCGTTCCTGAGAGTGCGGCTACTAGGTTCATACCTCCGGGACCGCTATTCAAGATAGCACTGGTCCACTCGCCGAATAGGGTAATGTTGGTGGAGATGTTCGGCTCTCCCGTGGGGCCGTACTTGTCGAAACCCTCTGTGAAGATGTAATCAGGAAGAGCCATTATCGTGTTCCCTTGATGGAGCCAGTAATCTTACCCTTGATACCGTTGAGGTTTGAGGGAGCGACAATCTGAGTGATCTGTCCCAAAGGCACAGAGGTGGAGGATGCCTTAATGAAGGTTGCTGTCAGTGAAGACGTTGCAAACCTCATCGTTCCTATCGATGTCCCCGGCGGTGACTGGATGTCGAAGTCAGTCTGAGACGTGGGAGCAACCGCGGTGTCTGTATCGTTATCGACAATCGTTCCTTGCGCATCGGTCAGCCCTGTGGGTATCGTCCAAGCTAAAGGCGTATCGAAATAAGCAAGGTTCTTGCTGACCACCGGAGTCTGACCGAACGCAAACCCATAGGGCTGCGGGGCTGTCGAGGCCGTCGGCGTCAAATTGATCCCACTCGTGTTTGCACTGTCACCTATGACGTTCACCGCAACGAGGAAGTATGTATATGCCTGTTGGGCAGTCACAGACGCGTCAACATACTCCGAGGCTGCAGCGGTCGTTGTGTTGATGAGTGTTGCACTGCCGAACGGTTGTGACGCACCCGTGGCGCGCCAAACCTGATAACCTGTCACGTTGTCATTAACCGAGTTGGCTGTCCAGGTCAGTTTCGCGAACACCGAACCCGCAGAACCCGATAGTCCTGTCGGAGTCTTCGGCTTACCATCTGTGCCGGTACCAAATCCCGCACCGGTGGTGACAATCGTGTAGACTGCACAGGTGGACAGGTCCTCTACGGCCCCGCCAAAGATATTGAACGACTGGAACTTGAGATATAGCGTTTTACCGATGTAGTCGGCGGGCAGGTTATACTTGAAGATCGAATTATCCAGGCGGGCAAACTGATCGTTAGTTAGGTGAGCCCCGATGGTCGAGCCGTATTGGCCTCTCCACAGATCTGTCAGGTCATAGGCGTCAGTGCCTGTCAAGTTTGTCGTTTCGTAGGACAGGAGTTCACCGCCGACATAGCTGACAGTTACGCCCGCCTCTGCATCATCGGGTGAAGCATCCTCCAACTCGCCTCCGCTCATCAACAAGCTAACGCTCAAGGTGTGCACGGTATCGGGGTTCGTTCCGCCATAGGTAGCAAGTCCCGCGGTCAAAATGCCCTGACGTGAAGACTGATCGACCTCACCGATCTTGTCAAACTTCACGTTGTCCGTACTGATATAGACGAAAGCACCGCCCCAGTTCGGGTTCATGATTGTCCCATCGCCGCCGGAGATCGCAGCCCAGACCTGGGGAGATGAAGCAAGCGACGAGGGCGGTTCAAAGATTACCGGTGGATTGACGGGTCCGGGAGGAACGTTGGTATTGATCGGGTTATTGCTCGTCGCCTGAGATTGAGTTGAGGTCTTCCCGGAGATGCTGCCAAAGTATTCGTCGGCCTCAATCTCAAGATCATCAACGTCGTCTTCGGTTATGTCAGTTATCATAACCAAGAAAGTCCCCAATCGGGGAGTGGTAACTTCAAGGATGTCAGCGGGCTCTAGTCGGCAATAGCTCGGCGGTAACTTGAACTTGAATTTGTTGCGGATATAAGCTTTACGTTGACCCATGTAGGTAACCATTATAGCTGCCATCTCGGCGCTGGTTACCTCCTTCGCATCCATCGAGTCGGCGTTCTTCAAACCGAACTCGTCTACTAATCCTTGATCGCGCCACTGGACGGGTTTGTCATTGTATGAGTTAGCGGCATTGGAGATAACAATCGAAAAGGCGTTGTATGCATCCGCAGGCTCATTACGATCAAAGGTAACGGGATCTTCACCCTCACTGTAGATAACATCGCCGAACCCAATAGAGTACCGGATCGGGAAATCAGGAAGATATGTAACTCCGTTAGCTGTAACCTCATCAGAACCATATGGATGAAGCTTCAAGCTATAACCCGTCCAGGCAACCGCAGTATTGCACAGGTCCACCCAGCGCGAGAGGGTCGCCCCGGCTTGCTCCTGTGTGGACAGAAACGGCGACAGGGCAAACCCCATTGCACGGCAATACGTCTGAAAAGTACTATCCCCAGTCGTCGGGGCGTCGGGCGTTGACTCTAGGTTCGACAGAACAGACAGGTCGAAGCCGACACCGTGGATCGGATTAGCAAGGTAATCTTGAATAAGCAACGCGGGGTCAGCATCGGGAACAGTTCCACCGACACCTGTATTGTAAAGCAAAGCCTCGGCCTCGAAGCTGTGTTGCGGAAATGAATTGGATTGGCCAAGGTCATAGTTCTGCGTTGCGAGATACGCGATGTTCGGATACCCCAAGGCGGCAGTCGGATGAGCCGATGTCAGGTATCCCCAAGGCGCCTGCGGATTGGTGCCCTTGAATAGCGAAAAACCGAGACTGGAGAAATCAGCTTCAGTTGACTGATCTTTCCAAACCTTGGTGATGTTATTGATCTCACCCCAACACAAACCAAGAATGAAACTAGCGGAGTAGGTGTAGGAGTCAACACCTTTACCGCCGCCGCCCTTGCCAGTTTGCTTCTGTTTGTGAGACTGAAAGTCATCTTGCCAGATGATGTTGGGTGCGCCGCGGTTCTTCCCGTACCACAGGGGTATCGGGACAGCACCTGTGGATGTCTGGACAGAAAGCCCCGTGAACTGAGGCTTTACCTTATTCTTGCTGCCCCCGAGAAAAAGACTCATTCACCCCTCCACAAGGAATACACCTTCACAGGGCGACGGTAGACAATCGTGTCCATAACGGATACTTCCTCAACTATCTCCGACGGGGCGGAGGCATGGACGACGAAAGGCCAATCCGTCACAATCGCGCTATGACTGAAGGTTCTCCCCACTCGCCATACTAGGATGTCCCCCGTTAAGGGTTTGTAAACCCCATCATCCCAGGCATCAATGGACGTATTGTCTTTGATCGGTGGACCAGCGAAGCGTTCGATGGTGGCGAGGTATCTTTCCTCATTGCGATGAAGGTGCCAATCCCTTGAGTATTTGCCTGGGTCGAAACGTTCGATTAGCCCGGCTGACGCATATACTTCAATGAGTATGCGCGCGCAATCGACGCCGACGCCCAGGATCGCCGCCCGGTGACGATAGGGAGTGCGAACCCAGCTCCTCGCGATGTCGCGCACCAGCGCTCGTTGCTCATCGACCGTCATACGGCTGTTTCCGCAACAGGTATGAAGGGTACTCCCGCGAAGTGACTAGGCCACGCACTGCCCCAATACTTCGGACAACCATGCGTGGCATCGTTGGTGCGGGTGCATCCGGGAAAGGCGATGAAGCTATCACCGGCGGTAGGATCATAGTCCAGCGGGAATGCAAGGTATAGATCACCGCCGGCAACTCTAGCAATCGTCCGAACACGGGTCACACTGTCGCCGCCGACAATGTGGATCTTGCCAGAGTTGTAGTCATCCGTTGCACCGGACCAGGGAATAACCGAACGAGTTGGAGATGCGCCGATAGCTGCCAACACTGACCAGGCTCCCTGATCGACACCGCAGCCAGAGTCTCCCCAAGTGTTCTTGCAGCTTGCTTCCCACAGGTATGCGGGAGCCTGTCGATTGAGCAGGATGAGGTTTGACTTGACGTTCATTGTGGCGGACATATCGCCGACGCCATTAAGGGTGGACACCAAACCCATAAACATGGGCATGCCTCCAAGCCATGGACTGTCCCAACTTAGGGCGATGTATCGATCCCGAACAACAAGTGCTCCGTCGAGACGACCCTTCAGTAGAGCCTGAGCCCAAGTCATCGAGGCTTGATAGACCGGACTATCGGGATAAGTGAGGGTCACCTCTTGCTCATCGACATCAGTGCCGAGGGTGTTCTTGGTCTTGAGACCCTCGACAAGAACCTCAGTTGTGTAAGATTGCCGACCAACCTCGCCGATGGGAACAACGGTAACCATCTTCTGTGCGGTCGTATATCGAAGCTTGGGACCGGTCTTCGGAATGAAGGTTATACAATCTGCATATATAAACTGACCCGAAACCAACGCAGCTACAACGTCGGCTTCCGTGTATCCGGGTTGAGGAGTAATTGGTCTCACTGGATAATACTCCTGAAGTCACATTCTTGCAGTTGCCAGAGTTTATCCATGAATTTCTCAAAGTCCAATTGATCCTCGAGGAAACGACAGACAAAGAAGAATTGAAAGTCGGCGGTCACATTACCGCTCGACGGTGCTGAAGTGAAGATGAACTCATCGCCATTGATCGTATAGTCACCTGGGTCTTGAAGAACACCGTCAACATAGACGTTGATGTCGTTGGATTGATCCACCTGACCGACCTGTTCGGGGAAGCCTCCCATGTCACGAAGAAATGGAAACGCAGTAATTGTCCCGTCCGCAACACCGCATAGACCGTTGACGACTAGGTAGTCGTCAGGATCCTTGAACAGCCAAGCTGCAAAGCTGCCCCCGCATAGCATAAAGAAACCCATGATTGTCTTGAGAGAAGAGTCAGCCCCAGTCTTGTCCTCAAGAAACTCATAAGTCAAGTTGAACTCCCAACGCGGGTATTGCGCCATGGAATTACGAACTTCCTTGCCCGAAGGGGCTTCATGGATGTTCGTCTTGAATAACGGTTTCTTATGAACCGAGAAAGCTAATCCAGGAAGAGCCGTGTTGAACGGGTCAGCAGCGGCGGGCTTCGTCGGATCGATTGTCGAATTACCGAAACCGGGAAACGGCGTCGTGGTCATATCAAACTCCGGCACAACAGGTTGAAGCGACTCAAGAACAAAGAGATTAGCGCGTAGATGACGAACAGACTCGGAGAGAGGCTCAAGAACAAAAAGATTAACTTGGGTGTTAGGTTGACCTTCGGCGAGTGGTTCGAGGTTGACTAACGGCACTGTCAGGTTTGGACTACCCTCAGTCAAGGGCTCCAGGTTAAACAGATCGTCTTGAAGCTGACCAGTCATGCCTCGACCTTCACACCAGCATAAAGTCCGTTAACATCTGCACCTGTCCATCCTGCGCTGGTAGCCGGGTTAACTTCCATACGATCCTTGTAGAAGGTGGGTGTCTGATTTGTGTAGAAACTGGTCGGTGCATCATAATCCACGCCGGCAATCTGGACGAGGTACTTCGCAACCCGTTGCGTTGCGTCATCCTGCCACAGGGCTCCGCGGATCTGGAGCGAGTGGACAAGGGGCGCATTCAAGTTGGGATCAGGGTCGTAGAGATCATAATTACCAACCGTTCCCGAATAGACGAACTTGGTCCCATCGAGCAAAGTGTTCTGCACAGATTGCCAATTAGTTGCCGCCGGCGAACTACCACCAATTGAGAAGGAGATGTGAGGACCATTAGCGATCATGAACTGCGTCTTCACTCGAACGTTCCCGAGCCAATCGTTATTGATCGTCCCCGCCGTATCGTTGAAGAAGAGATTATCCAGCCAATAGTGTGTTGCGTGGACTCCCGACACGGCAGTCTGACACGCACCAATCCAGAGGGAGTCTGCCACCGACGAGCCCGACGACCCCTTCGTATTCGAGCCAACGATGCTAACTTTCTGAGCGGTGTTTATTCTTACCTCCACCTCCCCATCAGTCGAGTCCACCTTAACGTAAGCCTCAACGTGAAACTGTTCGCCGTCTTGATAAGCCCCAACCGCTGAGGTGCCTAGAAGATCGGCAGTTGAAGGTGAAGTCCCGTTGGGACGGAAACCTCTCCAAACCTTGATAATGCCATAATCTTCGAAGCAGATGCTGACTTGACACTGATTGTTAACCGCGTCAAAGAAGCAGACCATTCCTGGTTGACCGAAAAAGCTGTCGTCATACCTGTAATAGTGAAATCCGACAAACCCCTCACTAACGCTTACACCGATGGGGATAACATAGCCGTTGGTGTAGGAGGAGAAGCTGCCAACGGTCTTGTCGTAGAGGAAAGCTTTACCAAAGCCGAAAGCCCCCGTGATAACATCACAAGGGTCCGAGAGCTGCTGTCCATAAGCATACCACCCGTTCGCGGCAAAGAGCATTTGTCTTGTTGCGGTGTTCTGCCCCGAAGCAAACCAATCAAGGCCATCTACAATTCGATTGGTCATGCGGATTGTCCTTTGAAGCGACCATTGCGCCATTCGTTCTGAAGCCAACGGCGCATCGTTCTACCATCTTCGCGGAGGAGAGTGTCAAGGCTTGCGCCCATGTTCTTATGCTGCGGCTGATAGTTGAAGGTCGGGCCGCCTTGGTTCAACGTGCTGCTCTCGCGCACAGAAGTGCCGAGGAACGCGGCGGACCCGATCATTCCCGAACTGCTACGTGCGGTCAGCTGACGACGCAGAGGAACAGCGAACTTTTCAGGAAGGACCATTTCCTTTTTGTGAAGCACGGACAACTGCCCGTCATCAGAAACTTCACCTTGACCGCCTCGAGCCGAGATCAGTGAGGCAAAACCCAACACAGCCGCAAGGGCGAGACCCGCAGCAACGGGCGCCGCAACGGGACCGATGAACGGAATAACAACCGTCGACTTGTACGCGCCGGCCGCAGCAACAGCCGCGTTCGTACCAATCTCGGTGGTACCCGCAACCGCAGCAACCGCAGTCTGGGTGGTCGCGCCGGTGACCGCAGCGCCTGTTTGAATTGCTTCAGAGGCAACCTTGGAGGCTGTGGTCGCAGCGTGTATCGCCATCTCGGTACCGCCCGCGGCAACATGCGCTCCGGTCTGTACTCCCGTACCGCTCAAGACTATTGCGGTCTTCGCTGCCTCATTAACTTGCTTGTGAAGAACCTCAGCATCGTCCATTCTCTGTTTCAAGATATGAACACGGATCCAGTTCTCCAGCTGTTGCTGACCCGCCCTTAACCCGATGTCGACCAGACGGAATACCATCTGATCTGCCATGTTAAGCAATGCCTGTGCGAGTGTGGTCGACCGAGTCCACAGTCCCTGAAACGTTGAAGCTAAAGTACTCGACAGTTGAGACGTGATTTCCTTCCAGCCGGCCATAGCGGCTTCGGCCTGCTGACGGTTGATATCCGCAACACGTCGAGCATACTGCGCCTGTGCGGTTTCATCCTGACCGAGATACTCGGCTTCAATCTGCTTCAACTCATTGTTGATCTTAAGCTTTTCTTCAGGTTTCAGGTTGTCGAGAGCAAGCTCAGCCATAAGGGCATTTTTCTTAAGCTCATACATCTCCCGTTCGTGACGCTGCTGCATCTGGTACTCTTCATCGAGAAGACGAGCTTTCTCGATTACTGCCTGACGTGCGGTGATGATCCCGGTACTGGCCTTGTAGTCAACTATGTCGGCCTTACCGCCCTGCTTCTCATTCTCGACGTCTTGACGCGATTTAGCCGCAGTCTCTTGAAGCGAGAGTTCCTGCTTGATGCGGGCCATCTCACGCTGAACGATCTGCTGATTGATCTGATCTACGACTTTAAGCTTATGTCGTTGTGCTTCCTCAAATTCCTTTGAACCCTCGTGGAAAGCATTACGCATAATCTCGATACGCGCATCTTCGAGCTTGGTGATCTCGCTGAGTTGCGCCTCGAGCGGCTTGGAGTCATCCTCCTTAATCAATTCCTCTTTTACGTCGATAGCTGCCGACAGGTCTCGAGCAAGTTGCTTTGCTGCTTCATCTGCGGCCTTCAATGCTGCGGCACCCGTCGCGCTGCCGTCGGTGGGATACCTGCTCAGCAGTGGGTTTACGGGTTTGTTGTCGCGACGAACCTCATAGTGAAGGTGGGGAGCTTGACTATCGCCGGCACCCGTGGCACCTTTAGTGCCGCCGGTGTAACCTATCAGATCACCCATGTTGACAGCCTGACCTGGCTTCACGAGGATCTTACTCAGGTGACCGAATAGTGCCTTTGTCCCCGCGCCGAAGTCAAGGGTGATGAGATTGCCATACCCCTTGGGATCAAGGTTGAGTCCGGTTTTCTTATCTACTACACCGCCCTGAGGTGCATAGACGGGAGTTCCCACAGCTGCGCGTAGATCTACGCCGGCATGCAACTTGCCGTTACGCATACCGAACGGCGAGGTAACCGTCATTGAGTCCAGGGGATTACGGAAGTCTTCATCCTGAACGTTATTTAAGATCTTTCTATCTTGAGACTCCGCAGCCTTAGCAGCCTTGTGACGATCCTCCTCGGCCCGAAGCTGTTTCAGATAGGTCATGTACTCCAGAAGACTCTGAGAACTCTTCCGATAGGTATCGATGATCTTCTGTTGGTTCTTGTTGTAGAGGATGTCCTCAGCGGTCATCGTACCCGTGGCTTTACCCAGGGCAACACGAGACTCGGTTAATGCGTTAGTTGCCGCGCCGACTGCCTTGATTAGATCGTCAACCTTCTCCTGAGCCTTCGCGACTTCAGTATCAGCCTGAGCTCGTGCAGCACCACCGGTACCAGCGACACCACCACCGGTAGTGGGAGTTGCATCTCTATTTCTCTTAGCTTGTTCTAACTCCTCCTTCGCTTTGGCGAGCTGAGTGGACAACTTACCCGCTTCGGTGAAGTTAACGGCATCGGTAATTCTCAAGCCCTCGAGCAGAGTATTGTTGCTCTTTTGCTGAGCTTCGGTATATTCCTTTAGAGCTTTCGTAAGTTCTTGAACCGTAGCTGTGCGACGTTGTTCCGCATTCTGCAAGTCGATCGTCTTGGTCTTACCCTCATCAACTTTACCCCACAGCTGGGATAGAACGATGACCGCGGCAAGTGCACCTTGTACCCAGACACCGCCCAAGATCGAAGCGAACTGTGCTGCTCTGCCACCGGCCATCTGAAGAGCATAAGCGAACTGACCAGATTGTTGAGCGAAGATAACAAGTGGCTTGATCCCGGACGCGAGCGAAGCTGCAACGTCCTGAACCTGATAACCTAGCTGAATACCAACCTGATTTGCTCGACCCATCTGCCGAGTGTTGATATCCATCTGAATATTCGCTTGCCTTTGAATGGCAATCCATTCACCCTCAGCAAGCTTGTTCTGCATGAGCAACGCGGTCGCGCGCTGCATGGTCTCATTATAACGAAGCTGAGCAGCATAGGCGGGGTTCAGCTGAGCACGGAACTCCTGAAGTTCTTGTGCCTGACGAGCGATTGCTTTTGCTTCATCCTCAGTGGCCTTTTGGGCATCACGAATAGCTTGAAGCTCAGCTTTCTTTGCAGCAGCTGTATCACGAGCCCCTTTGGCCGCAGCATCGGCAGCATCCTTGGCCGATGTTTTACGTGCCTCGTTCGCAGCCTTAGCTTGTGCAGCCTCCTCCGCCTCAAGTGCACCAATCTGGGAGGAAAGGTCGCGCTCCATCTCAAGGATACGATCACGGGTTTCTTGCGCTGACGCCGCACGAGCTGTGGCGGTCTGCTGAGCCCGTTGTGCAATTTCCGTGCTAGCCGCGCCCGCTGCTCGGACTGCCGCAGCCTCAGCCTCCTCGGTCAATCGAGAAAGCTTACCCATCGCTTGCTGAATGCGGTATTCAAGTTGCTTGATTGATGCATCGCTATTACGGGATCCTGGTTCCACAGGGCCGATGGCGCGTTGAGATATAGGCTTATTTGCTCGAGCCGCGTCAAGCGCTGCCTGGCGGGCGAGCTGAGCAGCCAGCTTGATCTGAGCTTGTTCCTGTTGAAACAGCTTTTGCTTCTCGGCTCGTTCTTGACGAGCGAGGTTGATCTTTTCCTGGGTCGCAAGTCGTGCTGCGGCAACTTCTTCCTGAGACCTTTTACGCGCCGCCGCCGCAGACTCACTAGCCGCTGCCTTATCAGCACTGGCCAAGGCTTGAGCTGCGGCAATGCGACGAGTGATCGACGCGGTCTCTGCGTCATACGCCGCTTTGGCCGCCTTACGAGCGGCCGTTGCTTCGTCCTTCGAAAGTCGATCAGCCTTCTGTAGCTTCACGACATCGGCCAAAGCCTGGTTGTATTTTTGCTGAGCTTGCCAGGTGGGATCAAGCGCGGTCTTGATACGCCTGAAGGAGGCTTCCAAATCCTTAGAAGACTGCGAGACGGTGTTAACCGCCTTCACAGCCTTCTTAGCACCGGTCTCAGCCGTTGTGGGATTGATGCCTATGTTAATGTTTACGTCATCAGCCATCAGTTTATCATCCCGCCAGGTCCAGCTAACTTCAGCAATTCGTCGAGATTGCCTTTACCAGCGGATGCATCGACTTTGCCGTTTTTCTTTTTCTTACCGGGTGCCTTGATGAGACCGAGATAAGCGGCAGCAGCGACGTAGACGGGTGGGCCGTTATTCTCCCACCAATCGAGCATCACGTTGTAGCGGGCAAGCCCCCATTTCTTTCGTATCGTATCCCAACTGCCGCCCTCAATCCCCGCGGCTATTAGTTCTGCGATGTATTCGCTGCAGTCTCCGGCGAAGCGATCTCCATCTCCACCGGAGCCGGAGCTTCCCCCTCGGGGGCGACCAGGCCAGCCTCCACAGTAATCTCATCGAGAGTCGCAGTGAGCTCGGGCAACTGAGAAGACTTCAAATTCTTCTTCAAGAAGATTGTCACCGCATCGAAGATCTCTTCGTCGCTTGGCGGCAACTGCGTGGCCAACACCTCCAGCGCATCAGCGTCTTTCGGGGTCTCGGGCGGAGTCCAGCCGAAGAGCTTGGGATCGAAGTTGTTGTCCTCCATCAGGCCGGCGGCGATCACCCGAATAATGGCTGAAGGGCCATCGATGGGATGGATCGTTACCGTAGCCTTCTCGATGTAAGGCCAGGCGCGTTCCAGCGCGATGAAGTTCAAAGGGGGGATCACATAATCCCGGTCACCGATTTTGATCTTAGCCATGAGTTGTCCCTCTCATAGAATGAAAAAGTGGGAGAGACCGAAATCCCTCCCACAGGCTCGCGTTCAACTATTACGCGCCGCCGCCCGTGACCGAAGTCGTGGTGATGCGAGCAACGCGGTTGGCGGCGTCGGCGAACGACTGACCCGACATCTCCCCGATCAGATAGTCGTCCTGCTTGAGCGGGAGCGACAGCTTCTCGGCGGTATTACTGTACAGAATGAGGGTGAAGGTCTTGCCCTCGTACACCTGCGACAGCACCATCTGGAAACGAGGCGTCGATCCCATCAGCTGGTTGGTCAGTTCCAGCGAACCGCCCGTGGAAGACGACTCGTACATATAATCGATCAGGACGGCAAGTGACGCATCGGCAACGGCGAAGGTATAGACACCGCCGGTGCTGACACTATATTCACCGGCGGCCGGACTCGAGGGGACCTGCTTCATGGGCGTACCGTCCGACGCTTTCTTCACGCCCAGGTCCATCACGAAGTCGGCAGCATGGGCGACGGTGATCGTATAGGTGGTCATCGCCGGGACAGTACCCGTTTCGTTGAACACCTGGATCAGCTCGTTACCCGTATCGACCGTGCCGCCGAAGAAGAGCTGATTGAAAGCCTCGATGTCGATATTGCCGGTCGACGCTTTCCATTCGATCTTCGTCTTGCCGCGAGCCGTATCGAGCGCGTACTGATACTGCCCGAACAGCTGCTTGATGTCGCCGTTGAAATCCACCGACACGTCCTGCAACGCGCCGAAACGAAGCGGGGCACCACCGCCTACGGGCATAGCAAAGAGCTGCCCGGTGCCGAAGACATACTGAGTCATACTTCAAGCTCCTTGTTATTAACCCCACAGGGCTCATTCCCCGCTTTCACAGATTTGAGGTTATCCCCCGCCTCCGGGCCCGTGAAAATCATTATGGCACCAAAAGTTTAATAGGAACGATCAACATGCCCTGACCATCGATGTCGCCCGGGTCACGGAACAGTCGTCCCTGAATAAAGCAATGGTACACCAAACCATTAAGAGTATTTCGCTTGTCTGAAAATCCAATGTCGTTAGGCTTCGGCGCAAGGGCTGCGCGAACTCCCTTGAGGATCAGGTTATTCTCGATGGCGCCGATACCCTTGGGGTCGTTCGCCACACACTGATAGATAATCCAGTTGGCCATCAGTGTTGTCTTATAGGGCAGATTGCTAGTCTGCTGCTCGTCGGACGCCCACTCTGCCTGGAAGCATGCGGGCTGTTGGCTCGCACCGACATCCGCAAATAGCTTGACCCGTCGAGAGATCGTGACGAACTTGCGGGTGCTGGGTGTTGTGTCCCCCGCACGAGTCCAACGAACCGTTGACATGAGTTCGGCCAAGGCATAGTAGATGGCTTCCTCGTCGATCATGACGACCTCATATGTTCGCGGATACCTTGAACGACGGCGTTCTTAACACCCTTACTTAACTTCGGGCCCATCTCGCGATAGGCATCCTTCATGAAGTGCTTTCCGGGGATATGGCCGCCCGGATGAAACACATGGGTCGCGAACACCTTGTGTCCCGTCGCCGCCATGAAAGCAAGGACCTTACCGTTTCTCGGAAAGATGTCGTGAGCGGGAGTGAACCCGCCTTCTTCCTGTATCTGTGCGTAGGGTACGCCGGCGATATAGACACGGCCATCAACCTTCACACCGTCAGAGGTTACTTCCATCTGAACGCTCTCGGCTAATTTTCCCGTTTTCTTCTGCAGGCGGTCAGCGATGTTATCTTCGACTTTCTGCTTAAGTTCAGCTGTCCACGACTCTACCTTAGCCAGAAGTATCTCCCGAACAATGTCGGGCATCTGACCAAGGTTTCTCGTAAGAGCACGATCTCCGACGAGATCGACATAGAGGAAGTCAGCATCCATCAGAGAGGTATCACATTGCTGTAAAGCTGCAACGCCGACTTGATGGAGTCGTTCATATCCCTTTGCGAGAAAGTGATGGTTTCCTGACCACCCAAAGTCTTCGACAAGAGACCAATACGATCTTTCCGCTTGAACCACTCACCGATCAGTTCGGTTGCTGCTTGCGACAATACCCAAGGAGTATAGTCGTAAGAGATCACTGCGACTTGACCTATGTCGGCGGCATTGAAGGAGTAGGTGCCCCACTCGTCCACGGCATACTGACCGACATCGGGAGTGCCGGTATCTGACAGCGGCGCATCGATACCATTGATAGTGACGCCAAGGTCATTAGACCAACAGCCACCACTATTCGGAACAATGACTGCATACGTCGCTCCATCCGCTAGTGCCGGGATCTCCGAAGTCTGTGAGGTACGAAAGCCCGCGACATAGGTTACCTGACACAGGCATTGATAGGTATAGCAATAGCCGACCAGCTCAAGCGACTGTGGTGCATCGCGAGGATCGCTAATGAAGTACCCGCGACCAGGCAGGCCGTTGACGAATGCAGAAGATGGAGAAACAGACATTCCACCCAAACCCACAGAGCTGACCGAAAGGACCGGCCAATTCTTCAGAAGGGTGGACTGTTTCCCATTGCCTCGAAAGGTTTGGGTATAGGGTTGAGATTGAAAGCTATCCCGGCTTGTCCAGCTCAGGATAAACTGAGAGGCCGCATCTATCAAGCGAGTGAGAGTGCTGTCGCTCTCATCACCCGTGATGTCCAGCCAATCCTTGACGGCGGCAAGTGTTGTCAGCCTCTCAGTTTTCACGGTTTAGCCCTTCGACTCTTCGTAAGCCTCGTTCGCCAGGCGGAGCAGCTTGCGACGCTTCATCGAGTCATCGGCATCGCCGCCGTGTTCCTCGATGTAGGTGATGAGTTCACCGTCTTCCATGCCGTCGAAGTCCGGCTCGCCGTCGGGATCGGTCTCGATGAACCCGTGGCGCTTCAGTGTCTCGACATGGTTGTCGGATTTCACTTCGATCTTCCCGTTCTTGGGAATTTCGTATTCGTGACCTTCGATGGTCGCGGACGTGGTCCCCTTCGGGGCTTGCATGAAAATCTTCGTCATCGTTGTGTCCCTTCAAGATAGATGTTGATATTACCCGGCGCTGATGGAAAGAATGCCGAGATTGCTCCACAGCTGGCCGAGAACGCCGGGGTCAGCCGTGGGAAGGTTCTGAACAAGGATTTGGCTCCAGTCACCTGCAAGATTGATCGGAGTATATGTCGACTGGTTACGACTGAGTCCCATGTCGATTGCCCAGTGATCCCCAGCCCACATTAAGCAGACGAAAGCTCCAACGTAATCAAGTTGGATGTCAGAGATTTCCCTTTCGACACCGAGAGGAACGTTGTTCTCGATGTAAGACTTGAGGTTGCCCCCGAGACCCACAGTTAGATCGACAACGTCCGAACCGTTCGGTTGGTTGACCAACACGATGGTTGTTCTGAGGCCGATAAGCTGGGCATTGACGAAGCCGCCGATGTCCAAGAAAGGGAAGTTTAGCCGAAGTGGCTCGTGACCCCCCGTACCTCCAGAAGTAACATAGTAGGTGGAATGGGTACCGTCGATGGCGACCTCGGTGACGCCCGTAACAATGGGGTAAGGAGTCATGGCCGACATATTATACCCTGCGTTGAGTAGGGTGGTGACCACCCGACTATCCACAGTCACGGTCGAGTCGCTCCCCACCTTATAGTTACCGTATGCGGTGGTAATGTCCGATCCCGGCGCTATCTCGGGAGGCGCCCATAATTTCGTGGTTCCCGGCATGACTATTTTCCCGTGCGCGCAGAGAGTGGGAGGAGACACCGCGCAATGCCTCCCCCCGTTCCCATTAACCGATGTTCGCGATGACGGACATCGACGGCGGGAAGTAGTGCTGCAGAACCTCGTCGGCGTAGACGCCGTACTCGTACTTACGAGTGCGCAGCGGCCATTCGATCTGGTAGTATTCCTGACGAGTACGGACCTGCATCACGTTCCCGACGCCGGAGACCGGATAGGGGATCGTATTGGAGGTCATCAGGATCATACCCTGTGGCATGTTCGGGTGGATGCGGATCTTCACCACGTTCGCGCCGGCCATCGAGAAGCGGTTCAGGTAGGTGGCGACCATCACGCCCCCGACCATCATCCCCTGCTCCATGTTGACGACGATGCGGTAAGCGCCGTTCGCGTTGCCCTGCAGGATCTTCTGCGAGATGGACAAAGCCAGATCGGAGCTGATCCAGATCGTATCGGCAGTCAGCTTGTAGAGATCCCAGCGGTTCTTGAGAGCCGCGTCGATCTCCACGATACCGCCTGCGCCGTCGGCAGTCAGCGATGCACCGTCGAGCGACTTGTAATAGGCATTGCTGCCCGAACGCATCGCCTGGATGAGCAGACCGTCGAAGACGAGGTTGTTGACGGAGTTGTCCGACGCGGGCAAAGAAGCCAACGTCTGAGTTCCGGCAGCAGCCGCCGTGATCGTGTAGGCATTCTTCGTGGTGATCGCCCCGAGCACGCCGTTCGAAGTCGATGAGCCCCAGAACCACGCGTAAGCAACGGCACCCCGAACGGCCGCCACAGTAGCGGTGATCGAGTTGGTCGTTCCCGACGAGACAGTTGCAGTGGCCTGAGCCGATACCTGAGCGGATCCGCCGCCGAAGGTGTCCGTCGAAGCGTCCGCGTTGGTACGCGTCACGCTGGTCGGGATGCCCGCGGTAACCGAGGCGTTCAGGTAACCCTCGAGGGTGAGGGCGACGACATTGACATACTGCGTGGCGGCCAGAGCACCGCCGGTCGTAACAACCGAGACGCTGGGCGTCGGGGTCGTGCCGAGGGCGAGAGTGCCGTTACCGCCGAGGAGCAGGATCTCTTCGGCGAGCATCAGCGCCTGGAGACCGACCTTGGCTGCGAGGGCACGAATGTCCGCGAAACCCTGACCGGCGTACTGCGCCTCGAAGTCCACGTTGTCTTCGATGCCGATGCCCTTGTAGGCAGCCGCATAGTCGGCAACGCTAACAGCCATGACCGCACCGCGGTTACCGCCCGAAACGCCGACGCGGATGCCCGAGACGCGGAAGAGCTGGACCGAGGAGCCGCCGCCGAACACTTGTCATCAGATGGTGGCATAGCCTTGACGTATGGCCACAACCGTCACCGTCACCGGAGCCGCGGGCCAGATCGGCTACGCGCTGCTGTTCCGCATCGCCTCCGGGCAGATGCTCGGGCCTGATGAGAAGGTCCACCTGAAGCTGCTCGAGATCCCCGACGCCGTCAAGGCGGCCGAGGGCACCGCACTGGAACTGTTCGACTGCGCGTTCCCGCTGCTCGCGGACATCGACATCTACGACGACGCCAAGCAGGCGTTCGAGGGCACCAACGTCGCGCTGCTGGTCGGCGCCCGGCCCCGCACCAAGGGCATGGAGCGCTCGGACCTGCTGGAGGCCAACGGCGGCATCTTCAAGCCGCAGGGCGAGGCGATCAGCGCCGGCGCAGCCGACGACGTGAAGGTGCTGGTGGTCGGCAACCCCGCCAACACCAACTGCCTGATCGCGATGTCGAACG